GGTATGAACGAACCAGAACCCTGTTGTAATAATCCGCAGCATGGTTTATTTTCAGGTCTTTATGCAGGTCGGTGAACTCGGCGGCGGTGTTGGTCAAGTTCTCCAGCGCGAGGCTGTTTGAGGTGGAGTAATATCGGGTTACGGTTGGAACTGGATCATCGCCTGCGTCGAGCGACACCCAAGTCGTTACAAGGTCAGGTGTGGCCACATTATTAGCGGAGTAGTATTCCAATGTGCCACTTAGTGTTGACGTATTCCAGTTAGACACAATTCCCCATACAGCATTTTCAGAAGACCAAACTATGGCGCCTGTACCAGAAATATAACGCGGCTTTCCATTAAAGACACCCGCATAAACATAAGTTCCATTCACAGCGGCATAACCAGCACCAGCGACAAGCACGTTTCCGGTTTCTGCATTATTCTCCAGCAGCAGGTCACTACCATCTTCCAGTAGCAGGTTGAAAATATTTTCGTCAGCAACGGGAATATCGGTCAAAGTTTGTGCGCTCCTGGTATTCCTGCCATCCACGACCAGCACTTCATCGCTACTCGTGCTCGGTTTGACATAGGCAAAACCCAACTCGCTCAATGTCGCCCTGCTCAATTCCTGAAGCGCTCGTGTCTTGCCCGTTATCTTGTCAAACACGGTCTCGAAGGTTGTCGTGCCCGTGTTATAGTCCGTACTCAATGGCGCAATCGGCATGTTGGCGATGATCAGAGGCACGACTTCATCCAACCGTTTATTTTCAGCAAAAGCAGGTAAGTCCATTTCGTGCATAGCGCACTGGTTCATATAGTCATAGACCGTGACTGACACGAAGTTCTTAAATCGGTCAAGCGTGATATTTATGCCATTACTGGGTATGATCCCGTAAAACTTTGTAAAGTCTTGTGCCCCGTGATTAAATACCAGCCTTGCTTTTATCCCCGTCTGGAATCCAGCCCTGCAATTAGCATGACCCGGCGTGTAATAATTAGCCACCCCTCCACTACACCCGGCATCGTTCCTTAGCGTGAATTGCAGATTGCCAGTTGAGGCAACCCTGTCAAGAGGACCGTTTCCGCTTATGCCCTGCCTGCCTCTTATCCCGTTTATAACATCAGCAGAAACATCCGTCCAAACGCCGGCGCTCAATTCAAGGTCAACTCTTATCTCGGCGTAATTGCTCATCCGCTCACCAATAAGAACGCATCTCTAACCGCCAGGGCAATATCCTGTGCTGAAGGCAGGTTCAAAATTGCATTCAGCAGATCACCGTTTCCCATTCCCAAGCGTTCGTTTGGAATCATTGTTCCGTTTTGAGCAGGCACAAAAGGCTCCGGACCCTTTTCTCCAACCACATAGGAATGACCGATAATAACGGGTCCGCCATTCGCTCTATACTCTCCAGTTTTTGGATTATACCAATGCTTCTCAACGCCACCATATGAGCCATAATTTCCCTCGACCCAATCTTTTCCAGGAGAAACCCCGTTTGTATTAAAGCTTCCTGCATCTCCCATGTCTATCAGCTGCCCGTACTCGTCACGGACTCCAGGAGCCCAAACTCCTGTTTTATAGCCGTACTGCTCAATTAATATCTTGGTTCTGATTTCTCTTGGCAAAAGGTCGAGTGAGGACGATAAATTCAGGATTGTTTTGTCTCCATCTGATGCTTCATCGTTGATTGCTTTTAGTGCGTAATAATAATCTTTTGTCGTAAGGGTGCCGTCCGCATACGCCATCGTTAGCTTGTCAACCGCATTTCTAACAGACAGCCCTTCCGATGATATTTTCCCGGTTTCAATGGCAAGTTGTTCAGCTAACCATGTATTATCATCTAACTTTTCACCGTATAGCCCTAACGCTCTTTCAGCAAACCCCCAAGTATCGATGTTGTTTTCAACTGCACCGTTCAGTAAATCGTTAGCCTTTTTGTTTTTGTCAACAGATGTTGTATTGTCATCAATAACAATAGATAAGCCATCCTCCGCTAATTTATAACCCTCAACTAAAACAATTCCACGTTCAGCAGCCACCTTCCACTCGTCAATAGAGTAGCTATAAGCCAGTTGCTTATTCTTTAGTTGCTCAACGGATATTCCCGCTTGAATCATTGAGTATGCTTGACTTTTAGCTGCATTGACCTGGTCCATTGTGGCAACGGTAAGCCCGTTTGTGTGTTCAGTGAGGCTAAAAACCTCAAGCCCCTGTTGTTCCAGAAGATATTTAGCCGTATCCATAATACTGGCGTTTAGGGTCCAGGTATTAAAGAACAAAGTTACTTTATTAATCGCTTCAGTTAGTGGAGGCAAAAGACTTTCCCCTATGGTTTCACCCACATTTCCAAATGCGATCTTTAGCCTATTAAGTGCACCAGTGTAGGTACTTCCAACCGCTGCTGCTTGTCCACCAAACTCAGTTCCCAATTCTTCCAAAATGATTTTCTGGTATTCAAGCGTGTTACCTGTTGCAATAAGCTGTTTTGCCAACTCCACCTGGTCGGTGGTAAAAGCCACGCCAACCCGTTTCATAGCGTTCATAGCCATGCTTGCCGCCGCCGTATCGCCCGCAGCAACGTTCATTGCCTTGCCAAGCATGACAACCGATCCCTGTAAATCTTGACCAAGAGCCACACTCATGTCCATTGCAGCTTGCATCGCCTGTGGAAACACATCCGACCCAATTCTGGTAAACGTGAGCATAACCGCCTCATTTTTCTTTACCAGTTCATCGTCAATACCAGACATGCTACTAAGACTATCTGCCAACCCATCAAGCTCTTGCTTAGTCATCCCGGCGGCATATGCAGTCGATTTCAGGACTGCTTCTAATTGAACGTCAACCTTTTCTGCTTCAGCAGCGGCGTCAACAACAAACTTAAACCCTTTTACCAAAGCGGCAGCCGCTCCTGTTAGGGCCGCCGCGCCTCCTATGGTCGACAGAAATCCCTTGGCTACGCCCGCCAGCCCTGTCTTAGTTTCACCCAGCCCCTTTTGTAGCTTGCTGGTGTCAGCGCCTATCTCTGCGTATAAACTCGCTATTTTCGTTGACATATTACCTCAATAGACTGGTGCTCGATTTCGATTTACCATCCATTACCTGCATCCATTCATGCACATCCGCCAGGCTAAGCGCGTCCACATATTCCAAAGTCCAGCCGGTCATCCTTACCAGTTCCCACCGCCAGTATTCCCATGGTAAACCGCCCTCCCGACCCCGACCTACCAGCCCTAAGTAGACGCGCTTGCTAAGTTTTTTGGGTCTTCAAGCGGTTGACTGGCTGCTTCACGAATAGCCCTGCCAACTTGCTGAAAATCCCTGAAGTTAAGTGCCTGAACCTCGTCAAGACTCATGCCAACGCAACGCCCAAATATCTCATCGCTTTTAGCGTCATCTGAGTGAAGATCCCACATCTCGCGCCACTCTTTTATACTGATCTTGGTCAGATCAACAACAATCTCACTCCCACTTGATAGTTTCATAGCGATTTACCAGACCGTATAAGAGGCGGCACCATTCTTTTGGAATGTGCAGGATACCTCGACCACATCCGAATATGGATAGTTCAATTTAGGACCCAAAACAATAGCGGGGTAAATCTCTTTTGACTTGCCTACCACAGTCCCTTCAGGTCCGATGGTCAATGTACCACTGATCCCTTCCCGGAGTGCGTTTGTTACCGCTGTTCCTGAAGCCTGGTACAAACCAGCATAATCGATCGTGTTATCTTTTACCGTAGCGATGTAGGTTTTATCCGTATCCGCTCCGGCTGTTACGTCCACCAATCCAATACTGGGGTTGGTGCTTAGGGTTCGATATTCAGTGGATAGCACTACCGTTCCACCTGAACCAGCCCAACTGATATACATATCTTTTCCAACTATGTCTGCCATAATAATTTAGTCCTCCTAAGACTAAGATTGATCCAGGCGCACTCTGTAAAATGCGCCAGCCGTCCACGTTACATTTCCTGATTCGTCTGTTTCAGGTAACATAAACTCCGTTTCTCTTGCCAGCCAGAAATTAGTCCACCCTGAAACTGTCAAGCTCCCTTTATGCAATATTGCGCTAATATACCCATCAATAGTTCCCGCCTGCGCCGGCGTGCCACTGTAGGCCCGCACATACAATATCTGCGAGCTTGATTCACTGGGTGTCATATTATCCGGCGATCCGAACTGATAACTCCATACCACATAAGGCAAGTCAGCATTTACAGGTGCTTGCCCATAGTAAATAGCCGTCCCGCCTAACGCGGTAGTGATAACCGTTGAGCCTGACAAGGTGCTGTATAAAGCGGTATTGAGCGCATTCTGAATTGATACGTTTATCCCTGTCATGGTTTGGTCACCTCTTTCATGCGTTTTTCAAAAGCATCCCGCTCTGATTCAACAGCCGGCACTAAAAACGGTCTCGCTGCCATCCTTGACGTTCCGATCTCATTAAATAGCGCGTACTCAACTGAGAACCCAACAATCGCCTTCCCTAATCCCATCTTTTCTTCCGGCTCGTCTGAGAAATTAACCGCCGGGTTCTTTTCTAATGCCTTCGCTTTAGACTGGTTAAAAGCATTGCTCTTGCTGGTTTTGGTATAACCACTGTTTCTCAATGCGCCGGTCTTCAATGGTGTTCCCTGTTTAGCCTTAAACTCCACATTGAACGCAGTTTCACGAACTGCCTTATCCGCCCGCTCTGGTACTTTATTGAGCATCCCGTCAAGGATGGTTGTATCAAATCTCACATTAGCACTCATCGAACCTGCTCCAGTACCGCCCGCCTAACCACATTCCAGGATTGCCCCAGGTTGACTGATGCCACATTGAACGTGTAACTGCCCCATACAACCCTGTTATCAGTTGTCAGGTTGGTATCATAAGGCACGGAGAGCATCGCCCTGGTGAACGGCTGGATTGCAACACTCGCCAAAGCCTCTTTTCCTGAAGCAAAGTCAATGCGACATGATACCGCAGTGCCTCCCGTAGCTGTTCCCCACGTTTCTGCCAACCCACCTTGACCATCGCTTGTATAAGCCACTGATAATATCGAACAGGTATCCGGCATAAGGTCTTCAATATCATCCCTCATTTGCCGTAATTCTTCAGCACTTAGACCATTGCTCATAGATCACTCCTGATCAACTTTGTAGTATGCCAGCCTTCATGAACTGACATACTGGCATAATATTGAGCCATGTCCAGGTAACTTTGTCTCAAAGCACCGCGCTTGATAGAGTGCCCGTCAGTGGAAAAGTCAAACATCTTAGCCACATTCGCCGCCTTCATTCTCCAAACATCAGCGGCGGCAGCATTCAGGTCATAGGTGCGCCCTGTCCAGTAATAAGCCGAGCCTGCCTGGTTGGTGCTAAAGGTTGCCACGCCCCGCGCATAATCCATAGACCAACCGCCAATAGTTCCGTCCACGTTCTCAATTTTGAAAACGGCGGTGCCTGATTCAATATCCCCATAACCAGCACGGTACTCAAGATAAACCACTGTTCCTGAAGAATAGGATTCAACAGGCTCAAGGTCGGCATGAATAATATCTTCACGGTGTCTATCTAATACCCGTTGGATCTCGTCATCATCCCAGTAGGTTATTGATCCCGCTTGACCTGCCACGGTCCATTCCGCAGTTCCGGCATCAGTCAGACCCCGAAGGGTGTCAATTAAGGTTGTCATTCCAGTTCTTACCATAGGTTACTCCTGACTAACTTTGCCTGGATACCAGGCTGTCTTTTACGTGCTTATTGACCTCTTCTAATAAGGCATCCGCATGGATAAGAGAGGCAATAACCGAGTGGCTATCATGCTCACTCCTTAGCCCCTCGAAACAATCCAGGCATGGGGTCCACAGTGAGCCGTCACGCATAATAACGCCTGTTTCAGACCATCTGTGACTTATCAACTCCTGGTATGTTGTCATTACCACGATTCCCTCATAGCCTGCCTGTAAGTCGATTCCCAACGCAAAGCCATCGCCTCTAAACTGTGATTAAAGAACACATGCGCGCTTGCGTAATTCCCTAACTTTTCTCTGAGTGCCTTATCTTCCATAAGCAGGGTTATCGCGTTTCGCAGCCCCTCTACATCTCGCCTTTTCACAATTAGCCCGGTCATACCGTTGTCCGCCTGCGCCAATCCACCAGCATTGTCCGAAGTGATACAGGCGCATCCACTTGCCATTGCTTCACACAAACTCAAACCAAATGTCTCTTCATAGCAAGACGGGAATATGAATATGCTTGCCTTTGATAGTCGCCTTGCCACATCTTTTCTCAGCATCCCAGTCAATAGCGCGGCAGTGTAAGGCGTTCCTGTCAATGCCTGCCTGAGAATGTGCATTCCTTTCCATTCGCCTGCCAGTGTTGACATGGTTGCGATAATAGTTGGCGGATCATCCTTATCTTCAGGTTTGAATAAATGAGTATCAATGCCCAACTCCACTACCGCGTCACACCTAAGTCCGTTGCGCCTGTATATCTTGGCAGTGTTCTCATTACCAGCCACAATAAATGACTTGTTGCAAACCTCCAAATAATCGGGATTGACATGATACCCGCATTCCCTTTGACAAACTCCTTCAGCGCCTGAGCATGACTTGTCACCGATCACCATCATCCGAGTAGCGCAAAATGGCCAGTAATCCTGAACGTGCCACACATGCGGTATATGGTTCGCCTGCAGGTACTTAGCCGGTGCCAATCCCATAGGGTAACAATGCAAGGTCATCAAATGGCAAATATCCGGCTTGAAATCGCTTATCGCCTGTTCTAACGAGCCAACCCCATACCACCAGGCGGTTTCATGCCCCAAGCGTTTCAAGCCCTCTGCCTGGTCACGCAGCAATGTTTCAGCACCCCCAGCCTGTTCGGGCGGTCTTTTATCACCGTGAATAAAGAGGATTTTCACCTTATCACCTCTTGATGCACATCCCAGCAACCAGGAACGGAGGTATAGCAAGACGAACAGCCCCAATCGCAGATAAACCGCTCAGTTGGTTTGGGTATCACTTCATCCCTGAATATATTGCCTAACGGTTTCCTGCCAGTCGCCATAGCCACATTGCAGATAAACGCATCACCAGCCACGTCAATGACCCAATGATGGATACCTGAATCACAGTACCTTACAACATGATCAATTTCCGTGCCTTCCCTGTAAGACTGATAAGGGATAAGGCTGCTAACCTGAACGTTCCGTTTCCCAGCATCAGGATGGTCAACCCGATTCATAACCACCGGGTATGCGGAGCGTAAACGGGCAATATTGGCATCCGCAACCAAATTACCAGGATGGTCAGATATATTGATAAGTTGACATCCGCCAGGGTGCAAGGTTAGCAGCTTATCCACCGCCGCCGTGTGGAGCGCATTCGTAGTGATTGCCCACCTTATTCCGTGCTCAAACAGAGCGGCGCAAAACAGCTCCAGACCATCCCAAAGTAATGGATCCCCACCGGCTATATCCACTACCGAACCAACCGGAGCGTGCTTGACAATCGCATTTGCCCATTCCCACCAGGCATGTTCAGTCGCCTTGCGATTTATCTTGATATGAGGTAACAGGCAGTAAGGACAGCTTAACTGACATCGCCAAGTAGGATTTATTAGTAGTTTCATATAGCCTTCATCCTTACTGCCCATTCACCGGGATTCTCCGTGTAGCAAGTTGAGCACCCAAAGTCACATTCCTTTTCCAATTCCATGAACCGAAAATCCTCTCTGAATATATTACCTATAGGTTTATTGCCAGCTTGCATGTCCACGCAGCACCTGAACACATCCCCGCCCGGATCAATAACGATATGATTCACGCCAGAGTCACACATCCGCTTTACGCCGTCAAGAGCTTCGCCCTCCGCCCATTTCTGATAAGTGATTTTGCCAGCGTTCTGTTCGTGATTGCCCGCTCCCGGATGGTCGGTTCTATGCACCACCACTGGGAAGTGTTGTTTTAGCCTTGCAATATTCTCATGCGCCTGAGCATTCCCAGAATGGTCGGAAACATTTATCACAGCGCACCTGGTAGGTTTTCCAGCAATAAGCTCGTCAATTCCGTTGGTTGCCAGTGCGTTTGTGGTAAGCGCCCAGTTTATGCCACATACAGCGATTGCAGTCAGTAAAGCGGTCATTCCTGGATAGAGAAGCGGATCACCTCCTGACATATCGATTATCGAACCTGCAGGTATATGTTTGGCGATAGCAACCGCCCATTCAATCCATTCATGCTCTTGCGCGCTTCGGTTTATTTTGGTATGCGGCAGCCAGCAATAAGGACAATGCAACTGGCAATTCCATGAGGGATTGATTACGACCTTTTTCATACTGGTATCCTCACTGGGCAAGCCTGCTCAAACTTGAGCATCCACTCGTCTATCTGCTTATGGGTCAATAAGGGAGTGGCATAATGGTCTTCCATCATGCGCCTTCCACCGCCGGGAGGCGCTTGATACCAGCCTTCCCTCTTTTGAATTTCAGCATATTCAGTGCCAGGCATCGCTGTGCAATAGGTCGTTTGCCGATACTGGATAAGCCCTTCCTTGTACGCCTGTTCCAATGCAGCCCTTGTTATCTCCAGATCATCTTCTGTTTCCATGTAGTTACCGATCATGGTAAATACGCCATTCTCAATGCCGGCATCTCTTGCCACTCTTAAAGTGTGCCAAATATCCTCAACGCTGGTATGTTTCTTGATCGCCTTCAATACCTTTTCGCTAAACGATTCAACGCCCCAGAATATCGCCCGACATCCAGCCCGCTTGACATCTCTCAGCAATTCTTCAGTGACCCAGTGCTTATTACACCTTCCCTGAGTCACCCATGAGAATCCCATTGGCTCTATCCTGTCTGCTACATCCTTCATCCAACCTTCAGGCATCCGAGTCCCGACCAGTTCGTCATCGTAAACATAGATATTCTGACAGCCATGTCTCTTGAGCGCCTTCATTTCTGCCTCGATATTTTCAGGCGGTCTGTACCTTGTAGGTTGTCCACCAAATACCAGGTTGCTACAAAATATACAACTGAACGGGCATCCCCTTGTCCACATGGTTATTCCAGGATTCGGGCGCATCAAAGCCATATTGCCCCAGTAGGTTCTCGGTTCAGGATTATGATGATCCCAGTCCGGCGCGGGTATATCCTCAATAGCCATGCGCTCACCCGCCTGGATTCCCTTTGCCCCTGTTTCAAGAAGTGAAACAATATTCCCTTCACACTCGCCAGTGACAACCAAATCAGCACCCCAAGCAATCCCATCTTCAGGTGCCATTGTGATATGCACACCGCCGACCATAATGCGACCTTCAAAGCCAGCCTCTCGTAACGCCTTGATACTTTCCTGCGCTCCTTGTTGGGTAACTGTCAAGCAAGTGATACCCACTACATCAGGCCAGTTTCCCTTCTGCTTGATAAAAGCATCCCGTAGCATAGAAGGCGTGACCTGTAATGCCTCCAGATCAACGGTCTCGGCGTGATGTCCTGCGTTATTCAGCACCGCAGCAATGGTCGGCAATCCCAGAGGCGGCATCATACGGTAATGAAATCCCGCATAGTGAAAAACAGGCGGATTGAACAATTGGATCTTCATCAGAATTGCACCAACTCCAATTTATCACCTTCGCCAATGTCTTCCGCAATCTTATCCAACGCCTCTTTCCAATAGGTTTCAGTTACCAGGTCGGCATCGTAAGGCAATGCGCCTTCCCTTGCCTTTTCCTTGCTGGATGGATGTTCGTACTCTTCAAAGTACTGTTCAGCAATGGCTTCAAATCTGGGCAGGAATTGATAAGCACCCAAAGAAGTGTACCAGGGAGCGGCGTCTTTTCTATCCACCATTCGCCCTGAGAAACACAGTTCTTGCATCGATGTCCACCCGCCGACTATAACCGGCGTTCCGCAAGCCTGCGCTTCTACAATCGGGATCCCAAATCCTTCACCCGTACTGACATTCGTCAACACATCCATCGCAGAATAAGCCTTCGCCATATAATCATCGCTATACCCAAGATGATACTGGTGTTGTCCGCAAATAAACACGTCAACGCCAAACTTCAAGCCCATATTACTGACAAACTCTATCAGATTAATGCTTGCGTTATGTCCATTTGATCCATCATGCGTATGCAAGTACAGAACCGCATCGTTATGCACCTGTTTCAAGGTTTGAAAAGCGGTTATCTGCTCGCAGAACGCTTTCCTGCTCGGATTGCCTTTGTTAGCCGCAACCATGCCGATAATATAGGCGTCTTCAGGCAAGCCAATAGATTTTCTACTTTCCACCTTGTCCAATGGGGCAAATTGTTTTGTATCCACCCCATGCGGAATGTAGATATGATCCAATCCAGCCTGGTCAAGCATCTTTTCAGCAAAGTGCGAGAACACCAGTCGGCGATAAGCCTTTGTGACCTGTCTTGTTACTGGAGGCGGTAACGGTTCACTATCCACCGGGAACCAGGGGCACCAGCGCATTTTGTGAAGCTGCATCATATCAGCATCGCATACCCAAGCGTCAATAAGACTGATCAGAATATCCGCCTTTTCATACTTGGCATTAGCGGCGACAATATCCTGCCCGTAAGGATGGAAGCCTCTAGGATAGACCTTTATATCGCCCATATTGAGCGGCGAGCCTTCCAATCCCCAAAAGGCGGTAACACTCAGATCATGCCCCAGCATGTTATGCAGGCGAGAGACAAAAGTTCTCGTCTGGTTGCCATAGCCCGTTGTAGACCACGGTGCGTTCGATAACCAATGTATTTTCATTAGATTCCCTTTCTAACAGACTCCCTGTGAGAGCCGGACAGGGGTGGGAGTTGCCCTTTTCGGTAGATCGTCCTATTCCGGCTCATGTTATCTTACTTCCCGTGTAAATAAGTCAGGGAAATATAAGCACCGCTCGGTACGGTCCCGGACGCCTGGTCATAACCCAGCCAGTAATCTTCGGCCACGTATGAGTTGGTAATGGTCAACAGGTTCGCTCCACCAACAGCCGTGACCACAGTGCCGGCAAAAGAACCAACGGTTCCATTGATAGCAGGGGTTCCGCCAGTTGAGGAAATATCTGCGGCGGTGACAAGAATGCCACCAATCGCAGTGCCAGCTCCGCCAGCAACCAGGGCTGCTTCCAAGACAGTGATCCCACCGAATCCATCAGCAACGTGAATCAACGGAACGTGGGAATCACCGGAAAACTGCCCCAAGGGCAAACTTACAGTAATAGGATGGTTACTCATGTTTCATCCCTCCTATGAAGATGGTGCAGAGGCTGCGAAGATCATCTTGATACCGAGATCAGGGCGCCATACGCCATGAGCATAAACCGCGCTCATGTTCAATTCAACACCGCGCCGGGATTCATCCCGTTCAGCTGCCACGCGGATCTGCCGTCTCCAGTCAATAGCGATTGCATCTCGCTGGAACACGCCTCCTGTATAGTCGGTCGAAGAATCCGGCGCGACATAAACCTGGTAAATCGGCACGCCCAAGAATGAGAATGCCTGGCGAAGTCCACCCTTTGTCACAGAATCAACGGTGTCAATAGAGATGGTTGCCCCAGCAATAGAGGCTGCCTTAGCCAACACAGCCGCCTGGTATGCGTGAATCACACAAGCCAATGGAACCGAGTCGCTCTTGGCTGCATTACGTGCGCGTGCAATAGCCGCTGCCACATAGCCCCAAGTGATTGCAGAACCAGAGGCGCCAATCGTGCCGCCAGTCAGGCTTGCAAAATTGCCTGAGATGTCAGTATTGATCTTACTGGCAGCTGCAAAACCAAGCTCGCGAGCCGCATCAGTCAATACCATTTCTGGACCTTCAGACTGAGCACGCAGGTCGGTAATGAAGAATTGCCCGCCGATTTCAGCAGGGGTCAAAGTTTGATCCGCTGAAGGGGTGAAAGCATCTGAGGTCAAATCATCCGCCTCGGCGATTGACTTGACAGTGAGTGAATTGTATTTATAGGACTTGCGCAGGTTTCCGCCTGACAGGTCCGTGAATACCTTTACGAGATTCTGCAAAGTTGCAGCCTCCCGGACAATAAAATAAGCGTCTTCCTGAACCGCATTAGCGATAGAGCTAATGTCACTCCAGGTATTTATCTGAGCCATAGTTACCTCCTAAGCAACTTACCCAAACAGCCTCTTGCGTTTCTGTTGTTCGGTTTCGCCAGTCACCGCATTCTCGCCAGGACTTGTCGCCCCAGCGTTTGGTGCAGCCTTTTGCTTAGGCAATGCCTCTAACATTGACCTTGCGTCCGCTTCCATTTCTTCAGGCGTCTCGCCTTGAATCCTGGTCGCGAATATAGCCGGCAATCCGATCTTGTTAGCAATGTCTTGCTGTTGGGTCTTGATTGTTAATTCTTTGAGCTTTTGTTCACGCTCTGCGAGTTCCGCCTTCAGGCGTTCTGTCTCTGACAGTTCCGCTTTCTTGCGTGCATCTTCGAGTTGGCGCAGGTGCTCAAGTTCTACCCGCTCCTTTTTCGCTTGCTTTTCGGCTTCCCTCAATTTTGAGATGGTCGCCATTGCCCGTTCCTTGTCGAACGGTTCCTCAGTAGTAACCGGCGCATCCATCACCTGGACTTCAGCTTCGGGCATCTCGCCCTTTGGTTCATTTTCTGCCATTTCGTAAGTCCTCCTAAGACTTGTTTTCTAAAGTACATTTCCACACATGTTACGCCCTTGCGTAACTCTCTGTGGGTCGCCAACCAATCTGTTATTTACCAGTTAGTTATCCATCCAATAATCAGTCCCTCATATCTTTCTTGGTGTTATTTACCTATCAGATCCTTCAGGGGCGTTTCACCCCGCATAAGTCCATAAACATCATCTGTATGTTCTGAACTGAGTTGCCCAAATTTAAACTTGCCTTCCTTCCATGCCTCGTACTTTGCATCCCCCATTATCTGCTTCTGTGTGGCTTCATCCTGCTTATTGAACCAGTCCTCTCCCGTCTCTTGAATCGGAATGTCGCCGGTATAAGGTAACATCGCACACCGCCCGTTGTAATGATCATCCAGCACCTCGTCCAGGTCGTGCAAAGTCCCGTGCATAGCAAGACATGACATGCAAGCACCGTCAAGCTCCGCCCACCAAACCCACTTCTGCACCACATCCGAGTTGGCAATGTAGTTCGCCCTGGTTGCCTCTCGATAAGCGTATAACTGAGAAGTGCGCGCCCAGCGCAAGGCATCCGTCAAACCCATCCCCAGTGAATTTTCAATGAGCTTAGCCACTTTTACCGGGTTATAACCCAGTCCTACGCCCTCCAGTATTGCATCAGCAATCTCCTGAGCATAAGTACCCGCCAGCCTTGATAATCTCTGAAACATTACCCCATCAGGCTGTAAGAAGCCCAGCATGGTCTCAATAGCTTGCGCCGGTACAGTCTGCGGTGCTGTTATCCCATACACCTTCAGGTACGCTGCTGAATTAGCAATCGCCTGTTCAATAGCCAGTCTTGCCCCATTGCTTATCTCCACCTGAGCATAAGCAGAATAGCGCGTTAGCTCGTCTTCAATAGCCCTTATCAGTTCACCGTACCGCGCCAGTTTAGCAATCTGCGCCCTGGTCGGATCCTCTAACTGTCCATAAGCCAACAGGAATAAATCGATCTTGTCCTTTAGCCTGGAATAAAGCCCCTGGTACGAACTTACCAAACGCCCCATAGCCTGCTCGTCAAGTTTGAGTAAGCGGTCTCTGAATTGTTTGGCAAGGTCAATGATCGTTGGCATACCTATTTACCCTGTCCGAACGCTCTCAATAAGGCAGCACCCACATTGTCACCACTCACCTTTTCATCCGCCAGCCTTTGCTCTTCGTCTTCCCACTCATAACCACGCTTATTACTGGCGGTCTGTTTGCTAACAAGCCCCAAGTCCATATCAGTCTTTAGCGCATTTATCTGCCCAACCTCGTCAACGGGTAACACATCGAACCAAATGATCTCGCCCCCGTCCGTGTTCTTGAATCCGGCAAGCTCAAGCAAAATATGGTTTATCTGGATCAACGCTTCACCATAAAGCCCACGCTTATCTTCTACCTTACTGAGCGCATCCTGGTACAGCACCCTTAACCCAAAGTTGGTCAACGCACCCAACTTATCAGCAAGCGAGTCAATATCCACACTTCTGGCGATGTCAAATATGGCCTGCCTGAGAAACTTGATAAAATTCAGGCTGGACCCCAAGTCACTCTGCATCTCCAGGTTCTGAAGCATCGCGGTATCACTATCAGACAGCACCATCTCGTCAACGCCCCAGTTAGCTTGATTCTGCTTGCCAAATTTCCTGCCCCAAGTCTTCGGGTGGGCATGATATTTGATGATCTTGGCGGTGTTGCTAACCACGAAATTGAACTTATCCTGCAAGTTGATAATATCATCATTAATGTCCGGGTTCCCATAAGGCGACCCGTTCTTGGGTAGGTTCTTCCAGTGAACAATCGGAGGGAAGTCGTACTCCCAAATATTAGTGTCATCCAATATCCAGCGGTTGTAATTATCAGAATGATAATCCAGGATAGTCCAGCCAGTCAGGATATAGCCGCCCTCCGCCTCGTCAAGCCTTGACCCTTGCTCAATAACCTGCTTATAAGCCACATCCTTGTCGGTTTCAGGGTCATGCGTAGTATAGGCGATAATATAGCGGATCACCATGGTGCAATCGTTCTGCTCTGTTTCCATGACAATGCTCGCAGGATCCAAAACAACCAATCGCGGTATAAGGTTGCCATTGCTATCCGCCGTCCCATCAGGCAGCAGTTTTATGTAGCAAGTGCCGGCTTCAGTACCGTACGATGCAACTGATTTTAGAATATCCCGCTTACGGTTCGCCTTCCATACCTCGTCAATATAAACCTGTTCTGGAGAATCAGATTCGCCAGGAAGGTCAAATGTAATGTCCTTACCAAATAGCATGGATACAGAGCGGTCAGCAATAAGCCCGCAGAAATTGACAATAACGCAATCATCCTCAGATTTTAGCGGAGCCTTCTGAACCCCGTTGCGATAATTGCGCCGGTTCTTGACATCATTCCGCTTATCCACATAGGTATCACCTAACAATGGTTGTAAAAACCATTCACGCAGCCTCTCAAATACATTAGCCATATATCACCACCACCTTATGTATAAAACGGATTCGGCAAGACTGTAACAGTTTCTTCAAGCGAGTCCTCCTCATGCGCATATCTCGCAGCGTCTATGAGGTGATTGTTTTTCTCTGATGGAATACGCAGCGCGTTCCCGTCTTTATCCTGTTTCCAGTGCGCCATCGATATTTCGTTCTTGGCGTTCACGCACTTGGTATCAATAACGATGGTCTGCTGCTGCATCCATTGGATACCGAAGTTTACAGAGTCCTTGCCCTTCTTTGCACCAATAGCGTTTACCCCATAATTTCGCAGTTCCTGGATTGACTTAGGCTCTGCGCTATCACAAACAACATACTGATCACCAATGCGGTTCTTGATCTCGATTGCCAGTTGGTCATTTGTCAGCCCGCGCTCGTAAAGTTCATCATAAACATAGATGGTATTATGGGCACGGTCATAATGCGATACCCACATTGCAGCTGGATCACTCGAAAAGCCAAAGTCAAGCCCGTTCCTGTGATTCGTGAATTGGTCAAGCCTATCGCTCAAATCCTCCACCCGCCAATTCGTGAAGATAACATTACCGAGTACGCCCCACTCACCCAATGTATAAACCTGGTAGTAGTAGCTATCCTTTTCGTTCTCTAACCGCTTTATATCCTGCCTAGTCAGGAATCGGTTATCTTTATAAGTTGTCTTCAGGATAAGCAATTCATCGTTACGGAA